TCATAAGTAGTCCCATCAGCTCCAATTAAAGAGTATCTTTTAGGAGTAAATGGTTGGAAAGTTTCATTAGCACTTAAAGTTGGTAATGGAGTATTTAATTGTCCATTACTAATAGATACAGAAAATGTTTTTCTTATAACAATACTAGCAGAAGTTAAATCAACATTTGAAATATTTTTCTTAGGAAGAGGAGTAAATAAAGTGTTATCAGATGATTGATCTAATAAACTTGTTAATACTTTTAAATCACTTGTACTCTTAACCGATGTTTTTGGAAGTGTACCATCAACTATTCCAGTAACAGTGGTAACTCCAGTAACATAAACATGAGAAGATCCAACACTTACAACTCTGGCCGTAATTGGGTCTTCCGAAAAATCTAAATCTGTATATTGGATTAAATTACCAACAGTTGTAATTCCTGGGAAATTTGGATTAGCACTCTTAATAATTGATTGATTATTTGAATGAGTAACCATACCAACTGTTGCTACTCCTACAGGGAATAATACTGAAGGGATCACGTTAGCATTAAATGTGTTGATACCAACCAAATTATCATCAGTTCCATATACTGATTTTACATCAGACACAGAATACTGAGTAATACCTACAGCAACTCTTCCATTATTGACACCATTTATTATAAGTTGCTCATTTTTAATAAAATTACCAGTCTTTTCATATACAGTTAATCCCAATCCAGCAGTAACAGATCCTTGTAAAAATGCTTTTGCACCACTTCTTTTTCCTTCAATAATAGCAGGAACAGTCTGTGTTATTGGATTATTTAATTTTAATTCGGTAAATGTTTGTACATCATATAAAGCAAGTTCCCATTCATCTAGATTTGAATTATTTGAATTGTAATTTTGGGATTCTAACCTAAAATCATAAACTCTAGCAAATCCAATCTCATTTCCTGCAGCATTTTCTTGATTAGATCCTTGTCTTTCATTTCTTAAACTTAAAACATATGTGCTACCAATACCCACAGTAGGAGTTCTATAAACACTATTCAGTTTGTAAGTTGGTCCTGTATTATAAATTATTGATTGATTTTCTATAAGTTTTGTATCTCTTGTTTTAGGACAATCGATAAATGTTGGATTTAATGTTTCAATTTCATATCCTTTTACATATGCCTTTCCTGGAGAAATTTTATATACAGCTAAGTCTTCAGAAGGAGTTCCTCCTTGAGGTGTAAATTGCCCAGATTGAAAAATACCTCTATTTCCAATATTATCGTTTAAAGAATTGAAAACTGTGATATCAAATGGTTTTATATCATAATTACCACTTTCATCATAAGTTCTTCGTGCTAAAGTATCAGTTAAATCTAATGAACCTGCTCCTCCACCACCAGCAATTATTAAACCACTACCACCTGAACCTGATGATGCACTTCTAGCAGTCCTTAATACACCTGCATTAACAACTCCTAGTTCAACAAAACTAGTATCATCAAAATCATCTACGGATTTTTTAAAAAGACTTAATGAAATTTTTAATCTATCAGCACCTGGTGCAGCATAATTATTATATCCCTGAGAATTGTCATTCAAACTTTCATCAATATCAGCGTTGATTATCTCTTCATTAACAAATAAACCAATTCTATAATTAGGTATTGTTCCATATTGATCAAGAATAAGAGTTTCTTGTTGAACTCCTACAAATTGACCATGTACAAAATATACACCTTCTTGAATTTGGAAAGAAGATCCTGTTACTGCAGCACTATTACTTAAGGTAACCCCAAAAGGAGCACCTGGGGCAATTGTTGTATTACCTAATAATCCAGATGAAATTGTAGTATTACAAGTTAATTCCTCTCCATCAAAAAATTCTTGAGTAGCATTATTAGTTGTACTTGAATTTAAATAGTTAATATAAACAGTAAGTTGACCACGTTCAGAATCTTCAGGTAATAAAACATTATCAACAATAGCACTAACTCCAGATCTCTGCCCTGTAATTTTAGTACCAATTAATTGATCAACATATGCAGATACAGGAACACCTTGATAATTATTTTGTATTTGAACACCATAATAAATTTGATTATATCCAGTATTTCCAGGAATTACTTTAGCACCTTCTTTAAAAAAGTGCTGACCAAACTTTTCAATTTGATTTTGTAATATAGATTGAAGAGTCGTTAATTCTCTTGCCTGAACAGGAAATCCTGGTTTAAATAAGACACGATAAAAATCATCTGATGAATCATAATCATCAAAATATGGTGCTACATTTAAATTTGTCTGTTGTGGCATGATTTCTTAGAACTGCAATACTATTTTAATATCTTCTTTTTGGTTAACAGACCTAGTAATAGCGGGTCTATTATCAACAAAAATAATGTTACCACTATGTTTCTTAACCTCTGGATTAGAAACACCATCCGTAAAAGTTTGACCAAGATAATATGTGATATTATTTATTACAGTAGATATACCTGTAAATCCATTATCAATTTGCAATGTAGACCCAGTTGTCGGAACAATTTCTAAATTACCACCACTTCCTGGAGAACCAGTAAATGCATTTAAATTATATCCATAAGTTGGGTTTGTTTGTGCAGTTCCAACAGTATTAAATCCTGCAAGAGTTCTATCCTGCCAAAACTTTAATACTCCTGTTTTTTCATCATAGTTAATAACTCTTCCTTGAGCTGTTGATCCAGCAGCAATTGTTTGATTAAAATAACTATCTGCACTAAATGTAGCAGAACTGTAACCAGAACCAGCTAATCTTAAAGCATTTGTTGCACTTGCTTTATCTGCTGTTAACAAAGCAGTAGAATCAAATTTTTGAGGGTTTTCTACTAACCCAACCCTTGCAATTTGGTTACCAGTAACAAAATCTGGGTTTTCATTATCATTTTCAATTCTAGAATATATGAGAACATTCATTGCTCCCAATTCCCTATAAATGTCTGATCCATGACCACCTTGAGGTGGAATAATAACATCAAAAGTAGGAATAGTGGTTCCAGTTGGAACACCACCATCATCCAAAGCTACACTACCATAAGTGTATCCTGAACCTTGTTTAGAAATTACTATGGTATCAACCTGTTGGTCGTTAGTTGTAGTAATTGTGCATTCTGCTCCAGAACCATCTCCTTTAATAGGAACTCTTGTATATTCAGTACCTCCAGAAGGTCCTATGGTTTCACCACGATTTGTAATAGTAACTATTTTAATAGATCCATCTACAGCATTATCTCTAACTGCTGCATCATCTACATTTGTTTCCCAATCCAAAGGAACGGGCATAAAATCAGTAGAATCAAATTTAATAATATCAGCAGGTTTAATTGTATAAAGATACTTCCAAATATAATTATCACCACTACTTCCAGCAGATCTTGGTTCTAAATCAGTAAAAGTTGGTTCATCTAGTGAAGGTCTTCCATTAGGGTTATCTGGATCAGTTCCATTCTGAAGACAAGTATAAACTCTATAATCAGCATTTATAACATAAAAAGTTGAGTTATATAAATTTGTTGCACCAGATACTGGAGCAGTATTAGATCTACTATAATCTCCCCTATACATGTCATAGGTAGTACCTGATGACCATACTCTTTTAGTAACAACCTGCCTACAATCACCTGCACTAACCTTTTTCAGTGCAACCATATTATCCCAATAATCATTCTCCTCAGTAAAATTATCTTTAGGAGAAGGGGGATCAGTATTCCAATCAGTTTGGATATCAGTAGGGTTTGGTAACCCAATGAAAGAATAATATGCGTTGGTAGTAGATGTAACTCCCGCGACAAAATTCTTTGCATTCAACAATCTAATCTGATCAGTTATAATTGCAGCCATTGGACAGAGATTTTTTCTTTATTTATTAAGGATTAACTTGGGGGTGTATAATACTGCTTATGTTTAAGAGATCTAGATCTTCTTACAACAGGAGAAGTAGTTATTCCTCCGACACCACCTAATGTATAAGCATCATAAGCATTACTTTCAGATCTTGAAGGAAGCATAATCTTACCCCAACTATATGATCCAAAGTAATTTCCAGTTTGGATTCCAACTCCACTGAAACTAGGCCATTGACCTGTCCATGTGAAGTTATCACCAATCTTGACAAATACTCTATTCATATGAGTGGTTCCTATTCCCACTCCATCAGAAGCAATTCCAGTTGGAGATTGAACTATCTCAAATGTATTTACTTCATAAACATTATTTACAAAGTCAGTTCCAATTCCGATAGTAGCACCATCTGCAGCCAAAGCACGAATTGATGTAGATGCAGATCCAACATTAGAATCATTAACAATGAAATAATCACCAGTGCTAATTCCACTAATAGTAACAGCAGTGCCAGTAATATTAGAATTTCTTAAATCGGAAGAAGCAGGAATATGTAAATCAAATACTAACTGATATCCAGTTGAAACACCAACAGTAGTGGTTCCAAATCCAACAATAACACCAGAGTCTCCTCCATAACTACCCACAGTATTTTCTTCTTCAGCAAAATCATATACAGGTGGACTGATAAGGACGGATGGTGGATTGGATGATGTATATCCAGAACCCACTGCAGTAATTGCAATACCAGTAATAGTTCCAGCAGCACTAATTATAGGAGTTCCATATGCTCTAGTAGATGTTGTAACAACACCAGTAGTATTATCACCAATAGAAGTTGATCCAAAACTTACCACTGCAGTGCTGTATCCAATACCACCAGTAGAAATAGCAACAGAAGTAATTGTTCCTAATCCAGAAACAATAGCAGTTCCTGCAGCACCAGATCTTATTTCTTGAGAAATAAATCTAACTTTCTTTTGGAAATCAAAGTCTGTTGCTTCGGGAGAAACATCATCAACTTCATTATAAGGATCAAAGTAAGGTCTTGCATTTTCAACATATATTACAGTTGATCCGATACCAACAGATTTAATAATAGGAGAATAAGGATTGATAACAGGTTCATAAATTTCCCTATCTTTTCCTACACCTATTTGATTAATAATTTTATCTTCAGTCTGTCTAGTCCATTTAATAGGTCTTTCTAATAAAGGATCTGCAGTATTTCCTGGTCCATAATATGGAGGTGTTGAAACACGATCAGTAGAATCTACACTAATAGGAACTCTAACTGCTTCTTCTAACCAGAAGTCTTGAGATTCCAAATGACCTATTTGTAGATCATCACCAGGTTTAACAGTTTCTAGAACTCTTCTTTCAACAACGTCTTGAGATCCAGTTCCTTTATAGAATATTATCTGTATACTATCACCTTCTTTAGGTGCTTCTGTAAACGTAATATTACTACCACCTGGGAAGGTATAACCCTCACCAGGAACTTGAGGAACATCATTAACAAATACTAATAGAAGATCTTGTTCAATAATCTTAGAACCTTTTCTACCTCTAATTGTCAATGTTTCTCCATTAAGTTCCAATGGGAAATCCTTTCTAGTTCCAGTAATAAATTTCTCAACATTATCTACTGTTTCTAGTTCACCAACAGACCAACCAGTAAATTCATCATAGAAACATGGATCAAGAGTAAGTTGGAATTCTCTATATGTCTTAGTTGGATCAGTAGGAATACCAGTAGGACCTCCGATAGGTAAAGTTAAAATTTCATCGTTACCATAACCACTTCCAGTGTTAGTAATTCTGAAACTGATTATACTCGATCCTTGACCAACAACAACATCAACTATACCACCTGTTCCAACTCCAGTAGGACTATCGGAAGAATAAGTTAAAGCAATACCACTATAAGATATTGGAGTATCAACAATAACTTTAAGTGGTCTTCTAACAACTCCACCTCTATTATAAAGATTTGTTCTCGTTGATATTCCAGTATTAACTGAGAAACTAGTTGTATTAATTACTTGAAGAACTGGAACACTATCAACAGGGAAATTAGTAGGAGATTCAAATAACTGAACTGTTCCACCAGAAGTATATTGAAGTGCAGTATTTCCTGCTCCAACTTGAATAACAAAACTAGTTGTATTAGGAACAGAACTAATTCTAGACCCTGTATAATATGGATCTGATGTTCTTGGATATGTAATATTGCTACTACCTGCAGTGACAGCTAATCCAGTAAGAATAACATCATCAGTTGCCAAATATCCATGAGCACCAGATGTGGTAACTGTTGCAATACCAGTTGCAGCAGTATAGACAAAGTTACTTACTGTCTTAGGACTAGAATATAAAGTAGTAAATGCAATACCAGATAAGACGGTTTCTTCACCTAATGAGAATCCATGAGCACTAGATGTAGTGACTGTAGTTAATCCAGTAACAGTATCATATCCTACATTAGATACAAAAACAGGTATATTAAACACGTATGGATTAGTAATAGCAACCCCTGTAATATGACCATCACCAGAGATTTGTGCAGTACCAATTCCTATTACACTCATACCTGGTAGGGTAGAAGTTTGAATAGCAACATTAACAGTAGTTTGAACACCTACTCTATAACCAGAACCTGTGTTAGCAATACTTACAGAAGTAATAGTTCCTGCAGTAGAAACAACTGCTGTTCCACCTGCTGCTACTAATGGTTGATAACCAAATCCTTCAGTAGAAGCAACTGAAACAATAGCACCACCTAGAGGAAGTGTTCCCACATTAGGATCATTGGAAACAGAACTTCCAGTTCCTGTAAATGTAATGGTTGTAATACCAGTAGTTGTTTGAGCTAAAGTATAGTTGTTTAATGGACCAGGAGTTTGGAATACATCATTAACAAGAATAATTGCATTATCTGTAGTTAATCCAGAAACATTTCCTGCATCAGATTTAAGAGTGAAGTTTGCTTGTTGTCCAGTAAACTGATCAGAAAGACTATCAAATACATAGTTCCTATAATATGTTTCATAAGGAGTATCAGGAACACCAGATCTCATAAACATTCTTCCTTCAAAACTAGATCCAGTTGAAATACCAACCCAGTCTCTTTCATCAGGTCTATTTGTAGTAGTGCTTAAAGGAACATTACCACTTGGAGCAGCAACAAAGTTAATGGTATTATCAACAATATTATAATTACCAATAACTTTAGTAACTACAGTAGCAGTGCTATATCCAGCAAGAGCTGTTCCCATCCAAGGTCTTCTAACTTGTATTCTATTAGTAACACCTATACCAACACCATCTACTCTCATTATCTCATCACCAACCTTAACTAAATCACCACCAAATATAGAAGTAATTCCTGCAAGATTTAGAAACTCATCAGTAGTTAAAACTTGCTGAGTTAAGTGAGATGTAACTGCTGTTGCAACTATTGGAGACTGAATTATATTATCAATTGAGACTAATAACTTAGAATTCTGATTAACAGAATTAAATCTATGCGAAGTTCCTATACCAACACTCGTTAGATCAACAACCTCTGGAACGGTCTTTAATGCCTTCTCAGCAGTCTCTGCGACCTTAATAGTATCATCATCAATCTTAACTGCAAAGAAGGTTGCAGGAAGTTTATTAGTGGTTCCAACTCCAACAAATCCATTAGTGGTGGCAATACCAACTGCCATAGTCTTACCAGCACCAGCATGATTGTAAAGAAGTTTTTCTCCAGTAACGAAGAAATGGTTTGGTAGCACAATAACATCATCATCCACTTTAACAATAGAACTATCTTCACCAACAAATGGTTTTTCAAATATAGTATCTGATCTATGCTTTAATTCAAATTGTCTCTTAACAGCACGGTCAGTTCCTTCATAATCACCAAATCCAGATTCTATTGCACCATTATCAAAGTCAATTGTATCTTTAAGATCATCGGTAATTCTTAATGCATTACTAAACACATTTGTGTGAACATCAATACCTGCATTTGGTGTAAAGACAATAGACATAGTTCCAGCAGCTGAAACTCTACTTCCTATTGTTCCTAGTCCAGCATTTCCAGAATAAACATTACCATATTCAACATCATAACTTTCTTGTGCCTCATCCTGAACATAATCATTAATACAAAGAAATTCGGACATCTGATATGCCTTATTAGTGCAATCAGTAACCTGAACAAAGCAATAAGCACCTTGATAGTCTGTAGGATATTCTGCTATAATATTTTCAATTGGGGAGGTTGTAGAACCAATACCAGTGCATCTAGATTCGAGAATAGCATGTTTTAATTCTACTGTTGATATTCCACTATATTCGGAAGATGCCATTCCAACCAACATTGTGTTGATAGCACCAGTCGTACCAATACCAACACCTGTATTTGGATAGAAATCTATTTTTAATAAATCATCATCAATATATCCACGATAAGTTCCCATACCAGTACGAGACACATATCCCTCAGTGATATTTGTCGATAATCGACCATATTCCATTATATCAACAGTTGTTCCATCATGAATAATATTAAATTGATTATATTCAAATTCTTCATAATTAATATCAGGATTGATTGATACCATTACATGAGCAGACCTATAAGTGCTTGCAATACCTACAATTGTTGTAGTTCCAATACCAACACCAATTGCTACACTTTCAGTATCAACAATTGAAGGTCCAACGACTGTGCTTCCAGTGCTTAATGCATTATCATCCAAATTAAAGGAAAGACTCGCAATAAAATAATCATTAACAGAATATTTTACAGGATACCATCTTAACTCACCTAAACTACCAGAAATCGCAAAGTCAAAATCACCTTGATTATAAACAGTGTCTATTTTTCCATATTGGTTAAGATATCCAAAATTATTATCATGAATGATATCAACAATAGTTAATTGCCTTTGAGCAGTAAATCTCTTGTCCCTTACATAGAGGAAATACTTCAATGCTCTTCTTTCTGCTAATGTCCAATTAGCAACTGTAGTAAATCTAGTAGATCTTGGATTACTATTAAATGTTCCACTAAAGTCATCAATAGAAACAACTCTATTACCTATAGATTCTTGGAAATCTTGTAAAATCCTACTTGAGAAGGTTATTTCAGTAGAAACAGTGTCATTACTAATACTTAAGACATTTTCTGAGGCAAGATCAAAATCTTCAACAGTATGCATATTAACAGTTGACTGCAACTCATTAACAACTGTATAAGCAGACAATTCAGTTGATAAACCAACTACTAATGAGTCTTTTTGATCAGGAGTTGATTCTAATTGATAATCACCAAACTTTTTAAATCCAATAGTATGATTTAAGGTAGAAACTGAATCATCCCAAACCTCAAAGTCAACTCTAGAACTTAATGAGTATGATAAGTTCTGATAATAGTCACTATCTTGGAATCTTTGTAGAGTTCTATTAAAGAATCCTGATTCTGTTTCCCAACCACCTTCTACTCTAGCAGTTGCTGCTAATTTAAGATATGAATCAAATGATTTAATAGATGTAGCAGTTCCTTGAACACCAGAAGCACCACCAACTATAATATCACCAACAACAAAATCTTTTTGAGCAGATATTCTTAAAATACCAGTGTTTGCTTCCCAATATTGAACTTCACCTGTTGTGCTACTAAGAGTTCCAGTAACAGTTTCACCAGGAACGTAATCATTTGATTTTGTAAGTTTTACATCAAATTGTGGGAAGTATTTTTGAGGAACAACTCTTCCTGCTGAGTTAACAAAGTCATATGTGCCTGGCGTTAACTCAGGTGCTAAATCTCCAAAGAAATCTGTAAGGTTATAAGTGATACTTCCAATACCACCTAAATTAGGATCAACCTCAGTTAGATTGAAAAGTTTATAATCATACTCAGAAGAGTTATATCCTCTTGCTGTTGTTCCTAAACCTACACTAATACCCTCAACATAAACTAAGTCACCAACCTCAAATGGGAAGCTATTTGCAGTGCTAAATCCAGTAGCAAGAGTAACAGTTACATTTTTACTAGTGGTATTAAATCCAACAGTGCTAATACCAACTCCATTTGAGTTCTTAAGAGGAATGACAGTAGGTGGTGCATCATGAATACCAAAAGTATTCTTCAAAATTTCTACATTAGGATTACCTAATGTATATCTTAAATCTAGATCATAAACTGGTTTATTGGTAAATCCATCAATTACCAAAAGTTCAGGTGCAGAAATATAACCAACACCAAATGAAGTTATACCAACAGACTCAACAGATTTAAGAGCATCCAATTCAATAACTTGTGGCAATGAAGCACTTGGCATCAAAGTTGGATCTGATGGGAAATTATATCCAACATCCTTAAGTCTTACAGTTTTAATTTTACCAATAGAAGTACTAACACCAGAAATAATTGCATTAGTTCCTTCAGCACTGTTAATTGTAGTAATTCCTGGAAGAGAATAATAATTCTTACCAGGATTCTTTATTTCAAATGATGATATTTCACCAAATGCATTAACACTATCAGTTTCGTAAGTTAAATCTGATAAAGAACCATAAGATGTTTTTTCTGGGATTTGAGGTAAAGTATATGTAAATTGATTTGTTGCTGCTATCGTAATTCTTTGCTTACCACTATACAGACTATCAAGAATGGTTACTTGACTTCCAGAAATAACTTCTTTATCTACGTTTACTTCTTTTTTAACGTCGGGAAGATTACTATCATAAATTGGATCTAATTTATAGAATAATTCAGTAGGAATTTCCTTTGTTACTGTCAAAGTAACGTTAGCATCTGTTGTTATACCAGCAGCTCCATTTCTTACAACATTGAAGTCTTTTGTTAAAGTTGAGGTGTCCCAAATCTTAGTGAAATTTTCATCTTTATATAAAGTAAAATTGAATGCAGAGTAATTCGTTGCTTGATTTACATATGATAAAGATGTATCAGAAACATCAAAGACAGCACTACAATCTTTATATAATTTTATTTCTGGATTTATTGGATTGATAGTTCCTACAGAGGTGCTAGTAATTCCAACAATTGGTGGTTTTTCTTCAATTGAATCATGATATGTATCTGATAATTTAATTGTATTATCATCAACTTTAACAATATAATAAATCTGCTGATCAACTAAACCACCACAAGGAATAGATGAAGTATGAATAATTTTATCACCCGATTTATATCCATGATTGGATATTGTTAAAGCATTAGTTGTAGTGTTTACTCCCGCTGCTATAAATGATTTTGGATCAATTACTATCTTTCTATTATAATCATTATACTTAACAATAATAGTTGTAGAAATGCCAGGACTGACATTCATAAACACATGATCACTGTTTAATAATCCATGAGTTTGTCCAGTAGAAACAGTTGCTTTAACTCTATTAATTTCTCCTGTAATTACTTCATAATTAGTTTTAAGACTATGATATACTCCAGTTCCTATTCCTGCAAAGAAGAACGTTGTAGAGGTTCTCTGTGTGCTTGCAATACCCACAAAAGTTCCTGTAGTGCCTAAACCTACCTTACATGTAGATAGACCAATTATATCTGAATTAACAACTGCAACAAATAAATCTTTTCCATTTGGTAATGTTGTTATTCCAGAAGCAGTTCCTGCCAATCCATCTTCTCTGATAGTAATACCTGTTCCATTTCCTGGAGCATATGTTACTTTATCACCAGTTTTTAACTCATGATTTGGAAGATACATCTGTTTGGAATAAACAAACAGTTGAGTTAATCCAATACCAGGATTGGAAAATACAAGAGTACTACCAATTCCAACTCCACCTAAAGTAGATACACCAACTGCCTCTTTTGGTTCAAAGTAGATTTGCTTATTAACTCTATATTGATAAGTAGATGTAAATCCAGGATTAACAGTAAGTTTTCTAGGATGTTCTAAAATTTCTGTAGTAACTGTATGAGAAACTCCAGTAACACCGTTCACCCCTCTCAATACTCTAATTCTTGATTTTCCTGGTTCTACATTTAATACTTTTATAGTTTCTGTTCCGATTCCAAGAATATCATTAGATCTAATAGTAGGAAATCTTAAGTCACCCAAAACATCAAAATGAGTTACTATACCAGTTGCACCATCAGTTCCTATTGCAACTGCAGTGGTTCCTACTCCTGCTACAAATAACTTATTAGAACTAATACCAACATTATAAGTTCCTTCAATATTTGAAGATGTTGTTGATAATCCAGTTACATTAATAAGATCATTATTAATCCACTGAATTGGTTCATCTGCTATTGTTGTATATTGACCTTTTTGAGGACCAGGATAAATCTCAACACCTGTTATAGTGCTAGTAGCAACACTCACACTATCAATAGATTTACCTACAAGTAGATTAACTTGAGCCGCAACTCCAGCACCACTAGTCCCTTCATTGTTGAATACTACTTTATTACCTATTCTATAATTTTTTCCACCTGTTATAATTCCTACACTTTCAATTTTTCCTGGTTGAGTTCCTTTTATATCAATTGTTTGTAATAAACTATCTGGAATAGGTATATAAGGATATCTAGTATCACCTTCTATTAAATTATATGGTGTAGTATTTCTATACCAATTATCTTCTTCTAAAAGATAATCATCCTGATTAGAATATTGTGTAAAGTTAAATGGATCAGGTGATGATTGATAACTATCACCTAAAAGATATGGGAAAGTTGGTAATTTATAACTATTAAATTGACCACCCTGTTCAGCACCAGAATTGCTAAGAGTTGCAAAATAAGCATAAACTCCATTAGGGTATTGTGGTGTTATACAAAATCTTCCATTATTCTCATCCAAGAAAGTCTCATCTGTTTTTTCTTTGAATGTATAATCTTCAGCAAAGAATCCTGGACCAAATACTGTTAAAGGTGGTCTATTTTCTTTAAGAGCTGCTTCTTCAACATATCCAGATTTCATCTGAACTACAGATCCACCTTCTCTTTTGATATATCCATAAGGACCATAAATTGGATTTCCATCATATGCCCATCCAATAATTGGAGAATGATCTGAAGACTCAACTTCTTGACCATTAACCCTCTTTAAATCAGGTTGTCCATATAATGAAGTTCCCTCTTGATTAGTAGCATATAAACCTTCTCTTAGTTTTCTAGGAGCATAGAGATGAGTATATTGCAGACCATATTTCTTGTTTAATCCATTTACAATAATACCATCATCTGATGTTACCTGTTCTCCTTGATAATATTTTTCAAATAAATTAATAGTCCATTGTTGAACATTAGGACGAAGTTTTACTCCTTCACCAGGTGAAAGAACATCTATGGATATAGCATCTTTTGTATATCCAATACCTTTTTGTAAAACTTTAACTTCTTCTAAAAGATATGTGGCACTTGTTCCAATTCCAACAGTTTTAAGAACAGGAGTTAATACTGCACCAGATCCATCACCATTTATTTGAAGATTTGGTGGAGCAATATAATCTTTACCTTTATTTTCTACAATAACTTCAGTAATAGATCCATTATGCACAATAGGTGTTAACTGAGCATTAGTACCAGAAGATAAACTTACATCTGGTTGCCTATTAAAGTTAATAACTTCTGAGGATCCATATCCAACACCTTTATCAGCAAGGTGAATTGATGTTACTTCTCCTCTAAAGATTGGTTGAACTTTAGCTTCAAAAGTATCTACACCTACAGATGCTACACCAACACTACCAGTTATAGTTACAGCAATCTCAGGATAATTGAATTGATGTGTTCCAACACCAATACTATCTAATGGACGATATTGTTTTGTTCTATAATAAAAATCACTAGCAGTAGTTCCAACACCAACACTTGTTAATTTAAAATTATCTTTATTAACGAAACAAACATAATAATCAGTGGCAGTTGTTAATCCAGTAATAGGAGTTCCTGTGCATGTATAATTGATAATTTCACCATCTTTATAATCGTGATTTACAATCTCTATTTGATTTAAGGATGTAGTAACACCTGCAGGTTGGAGTGTTCTCTTTTTATTCTCATAATCTGCTCCAGAGTTGATTACATTAATAGATTCAATTATTGATTTTTTACTAACAGCTTTTATAAATTGTGTGCCTGAACCACGAGAGGTTAAAACAACTGTATTGATTCCTGCAAGAGCACCAGCCTCTGTTGTATGAAGTCTTATTGTAGTGCCTCCAGAACCGACTACAGAGGCATGGTAACTAGCACTAGTAGTCAAACCACCCACTGACTCTTGATTGTCAGTTACATAGATAATTTGCTCACCATTAGCAAATTTGTGATAAGTGCTAAATCCAATTGTGGAAGGTAAAGTTCCTGTTGTTCCTAATCCTACTTTTTCTGAAGAGGCAGTAAAAGGAATGGAATGATCCACAGACTGCATGTTTATTTCAGCAAAAGCATCTTGTCCATTTCCACCCGTAATTTTTATTGTAGGTTTCTGTCCGTAACCAAAACCAGGATCTATAATTCTAATACTTTTTAATGATCCCTTGACAGCAACAAATCCTGTAGCACCTGTTCCTACATTATCAGTTATTTTGGTAATAGGTGGATTGATTACATCATAGTTTGATCCTGGAGCAAGAACATCTATACTTTGTAATTGTCCATAATAAACTTTTTCATAAGATTTATAATTTAAAATTTCTACACCATTAACCAAAATACCAGTAGATCCAGGAGTAGTTTCAGAAACTGTTCCTGTATCGATTGGTGGTGTAATTACTCTTGCTAATTTTTGTGATTGAAGAGTTTCACCATTAAAACTGAAAGGTTCAATTCTATTATCTGTAGCAACACCTGTTCTTGTACCATCATTATCAAGGTTTATAAAGTTTCCATTATAAAGATCTGGTCTACTTTTTGATAATTTAATTTTATTAGCATCTACCCTTTTAACGAAATAAAGACCCTCATCTGCTAAAGATGATTTAATAACAAAATTATCAAGTTGAGTCCCACTAGTAGGGTCTACATACACATCATTAACTATCTGTGGTGTATAGTAAACAGCATCTCCAGTATAGAATCCATGATCAAAAATAGGAACACCAACAGGAGTAGTAGCATCAGCAATTATATCCCAAGTATCTCCACTAAAGTTTCCATTAAATATAATTCTATTTGCATTCACACCAAGAGATGATGAATCATATGATGGAATAGATGGAGATGTAATTAATAATTTTTCTGTTTTTCTTTCTTTATAAACATTTTGAACATCTGAAGAAAATCTTGCAGCTTCGGGGAAGTTAAGTGCATTTGCTTTAGATAGTTTTCTTTCAATTACATATGGATTACTATCCATATTTGTAGTAATATCAATTTCACCTTGCTCTTTCATAATGAAAGATTTAGCAGAAGTGATTTGACTTATAATAGAAGCAGGAAAAGAAGTATTTTCTCCTTGAGATCTAGAAATAACAGCTCTATCACCAGTTTTAAATTCATGATCAACATCAGTAAAGACTTCATATGTAAAGTCTGAAACGTCAATCAAAAGCAAATCCTTAACTTTATAAGTTGGTGAAACATTATATGACCAACCACTCAATTTATACCCAGTATCGCCAATTCCTAACGTTTTAATTTTTATATCATCACCACTTCCATAAAGACAATTAGCATCTGAATACTCAACACTATTAATAACACTAGTAATTCTTACTTCAATAGTTTCATCTGGATCAAGAACAGAACTTCCATATGCAAATGTATTAACACCAACTATTGCTGCACTATCAATAGTTTTACCAATTCCACTTAATCCAAAAAATTGAGTTAAATTCTTAGAAGTATATGAACTTATTCCTACAGTATTATCACTATATCTAAAATGTAATTGACCTTCCGTTGCAAATCCAACCGTTGAGTCAACATCAAAGATAGTAGAACCTGCTGAAATTCCACCAACTACTCTAGTTCTTGGTGAAACCTCAAATGTACCATAAGTAGCACCTTCTACCCTTGAGTCTCTGTTATATCCAGCATCTACACTAAACTTATAATAAGTTTCTCCAACACCAACAGCAATTTTTTCTACATGAGTTATAGGAGCATATGCTTTATCAATATTATCACCATATTCATCTTGAAACAAAGTAGATAATTCCAAATTCATGGGATCACCTTCAATGGATTGAACTACAAAATCTTTAGTAACTTTGTAGTTAGCATTGGATGGAGTAAAGAGAAAATCACGAGGTCTTATAATATTAACATTCTCATTATATAAAGATTTGAATAAAATTTCAAAACCTCTATCTGTTCCTTTACTTAAATAGAAATCTTTTGATTGTTTTATAAAAACTTCTTGATCCAAATCAGGAGTAAGTTGCCTTCCTTCTAAACCTGGTGTAATTTGATATTTTGTTTTCTTTAAAAATTCTTTAAGGAACAAACAACTTAAATTTTCTATTGTAGATCCTTTAGCATGTTCATCAGCTTCTGTAGTTTCAAAAACTAACTCATCAGAACTGGTAGCACTCTTATAAGAGGTAATACCACTAAATCCCCTAATACAACCAGTAAATCCAAAAGTAGTTATTCCAGTATATGTAATAATCTCATCATTAATTTTCAACAATCCATAAGAATCTGGAAAACCCAGAGTTCCTGTAGGAAAGTTCTGCATATCAACATCAATCGCATCACTAGAGATACCAACTGTTGCACCCAATCCAACAGAGTATGTAAGATTTGTAAGATTATCTACTTTTACATATTGATCAATATTTTGAACCAAATCAATTGGTCCACCTTCATATTCCTGTCCTTGATAATAAGATTTTAAAAATTCAGCAACTAATGGATAATCCGACTTTACATATCCAGGTAATTGGTTCTGGACAATGTTATTAAACTGTACTCTTTTTGTTGTCATTTTATAGTCTTTCTATCTTAGTAGGATGAAGCTGCTGATGTAGATGATGTAGAACTACCACCTGTTGTAGTAGTTGTAGTTGATGTGCTTGGAACTGAGGTTGTCCGTGTAGTTGTTTGTGTATTACGTCCACCAGAACGAACTAAATTACCATTAGCATAACTGGTAGATGTAATGTAATTAGAACCAGAAGGATCTAATCCTGAAGATATTTCATCAACTACGGTTTCAAACGTGCTGTTATTAATATCTAGTTGCAAATAAAGATCCTGTAATCCAATGACATCATTAGACATGGGACATGCAGAAATTTCAATAACAGTTTGACCATCTTTAATCATTCCAGATTGGATATTAACTGGGTTGATAGTAATAATTCCTTCCTTATAGTTAATGGTTCCAATGTTTCTTCTAACAATAGTAGGAGATTGGGATGCCTCTGATGGAACAGTGAATAAAAATAGTGATCCAGTAATTCTATTTGTGTTGGGAATATCAGATATATAGACATCATCCATAATTCCAGCAATTCTAAATGCTGATGATTTAATGTTATATCCACTCATACTCTTAATATGAAACTCATTACCAAAACCAATTTGGTATTCAGCAAATGCATTTAATACTGCTCTTATATCTCTTCTTATATAAATGGTCGTAATATTAGATGTAATCGATTCATTACTTTGATCAATAATATTTAAAAACTTACTATACTTAAATCTAGCACCATATTTGTTCATTTCTGATGATTCTGCATACTTAGTAGAATTGCTTTGTACAACAGAGGATACATATGCTGCAGAAGGA